CAACTCCTTTGTGCTCTGGACTGCCCCCGTGCTCTCACCGTTGTAATAATGATGAGGAACGGTATGTGGGGTGAGATCGCTAATCTGCGTCTAGATCCTTTGGGTTTTAACGACCCTGACCGCTTCTTCAGGTCCCATCAAGCAACCAAGCTGCTCTCAAAAGCAGAATGGTTGCCCACTGGGATCGACAAGACTGCGGTTGCGAAGGTGAAATTCGCGGAGGCCGAGGAACTCTGCCAATTGACCAACAGTTACTGGGCTCCCTACCGCAGGATGGAATTTCAGTTCCTACCCTGCTATGAGCGGATATTTTCGTCTGCTCGTAGAAAAATCGGTAAGGTTCTTGGTGACCAATTGTTCAAATGGACTGAGTTCTGTGACTTCGGCCCTGGAGCGGACGGTTCGACTGTAAGTGGAATGACTTCCGCCTACAACAAGCTATCTACACCAGGTTGTGTTACCGGAGGTGCCTACCCTTATTTAGATACCTTTGCTAGTTTAACTAGTTTGGGTCGTCTATTTATTGGCGACATCTCAGCGAGAAGACTTAATGTAAGGCTTGCTCGTGGTAACACGGTCACTTTTGTTCCAAAGAACGCTAAGACGGATAGACCTATTGCAGTCGAACCTCGTTGGAACATTTGGATGCAAAAGGGAATGGGTCGGTTTCTTAGAAATCGCCTCAAACTCTTCGGCGTCAATTTGGACTTTCAAGGTTTGAATCAGGCTTTAGCTATCTACGGTTCGCGTACTGGTAAGTACGCCACCATCGATTTAGCGTCCGCTTCCGACACTGTTGCTTATGAGGTAGTTCAGGCATTGTTGCCCGAACCGTGGCTCACCATTTTCTCGGCACTTCGTAGTCCTTCGTATCGCCTTGATGGCGAATGGAAGGATTACCATAAGTGGTCGAGTATGGGTAATGGTTATACTTTCGAACTAGAAAGTCTAATCTTTTGGGCCCTCTGTAGTTCAATCAATGAGGATGTCGCTGTTTATGGCGATGACCTTATTGTGCCTACAGAGTCATACCAACAGGTAGTCCGAGTGCTTGAGGTTTGTGGCTTTAAGGTTAATCCCGAAAAGTCATTTTCCTCTGGGTGCTTCCGTGAATCTTGCGGCACTGACGCCTTTGATGGCGAAACTGTCACTCCGATTTATTGGAAGGATACACTCGATGATCAAGGCACTCTTAGGCTGGTCAACCAGATTACCG